CCTGTATGGGCAAGTTCGAGAGAAACCTCTCAGAGATAACTATAGACAACGGGCTGGTGACCTGGATGGATAGCAACGTACTCTATACACTTCGGAAGTAAATGAGGAGTAGGCAAACATGAAGGCAGTCGTTGTATTTCGGACGATGACTTCGAGAATGAGGGCTTCGCCTGGATGGAAGAAAAGGGCCTTCTTATCCGTGGAATAACCCCGCGCCAGTTCTTCAAAAACTGGCGGGCTTCTGACGAAATACTGTACGTCGTCCGCTTCCGGCTGGTTGCGGTCGAAGGGACGGTAAAATGACTCAGGAACGAATCCGGCATACGAAAAAAAAAGACGAAAAGAAGTTCATTTGCCCCTTCCCCGATTGTGGGAAGACCTTCTGGAAGGAACCAGGAAAACCCGACGCATGCCCAGCTCATCGGCAACTTATCGCCGACGTCGTTCACATATTGAATCATCTAAAACCGAAATCCGAAGGGGCCGTGGAAGGGCCTTCATTATTGATTCCGCGGCCAGGAATGGAAGGGAAGGCGATTCAAGAAGCCTTAGATCAAAGGGGGAAGATAAAATGATAACGCGACTTGATACCTTCGGACGTCCCATATATGAAGCCGGCGATATTATCGCCGTTGCCAATTATAACTTCCTGGGACGGGCAAATCAGTTCTTATTCATGCCAAGAACCTTCTTTTACCATTACGGTCTTATCGACAAGTATATCGAAAGCGAAGATGATTACTCGATAATCGAATCCGTCAACAAGGGCCCGACAATGGGCCGGTTGTCATGGTACACGAAAAAGGATTATCGAATTTATCGAGTAAACCAGGACGCAAAGGTCTTCAAATCTATAATCGAAGATTGGAACCATACTTTCACTAACCCGATCGGTGAAATCGCCGTCGACAAGGCGTCGAAGTTTGGCCGGCATGGGTACGACTTCTTACTTTTCGTCAAGTTATTCCTGGGTATCCTGGTTCACCAGGGGGGCCGATTGATTCGCTTCCAGAAGCCCGAACGAATGACACCGGACGAAATCCCTTACGGGCGCGACAAGGCCCTTTGCTGTACTGAACTGGTTTTCGAAGCCTGGAATACCGTCGGTATCCGGCTTCGGGCTTCGGGCCATGCCCCGTTACCCGCGGAATTCGAACTGGCGATAATGCGAAACGAACTGATTGGAATTGATTCGCATTGGGGCAAGAAGGGCAAGCCCTGGCGACCACATAGACTATATACTTTGTCACGTCCCCAGGTTGCTTCGCTGGAAACCCCGCCGCGGCCGTATATGGACCGCGCACGAAGCGACGTAACGCTTCACGAACCGACGACGGGGGAAGTCGAAGAACTGGCGGCTTTCGGGACGACCGCGCCTTCTGAAGCCGACGATATGCCGACGTTCGCGAAGGCCACGGCTGAATTAGAAAAAGAACGACCTGGTCGCGACATTATCGCCCGCCAGGGGGGACAAAAGCGGAATCGTGTTCACCTATACGAGCAACCGTTCGGCTATCCGGTACGGCTTTGCGATTGGGTTGCTGAAGGTGAAATTGAAAAGATGTTCACCTGTGCGACGCGTGAAGAAACGAAAGCGACCATAGCGACGTTAATTGAAGCGGGCGAAGTATCAGTTTGTAAGCATTGCCAGGCAATCGTTGAAGGGAAGCGACAACCGCCGATATACGATTCCCAGGTTCCCAAAGGCGGCGGGGGCGGCGGTGTAGCATGACAAAGGATAAGACGGCTTTCAAAACAGAAGGCAACAAGCCCTTCGCGCTTCTTCAGGTTCCGGAATATCTCATGGCCGACATAGTCGAAAACCCGCATATCGTCGACGAAATCAAGCGGTTAATCGGTATTGACGTCCTGATTGTTCGCCAGGATATTAAACTGACGACCGGTAAAATGGCCCTGGAAGAAGCACAGCGGTTACACGACGAAATAGGCCGGTTCCTGGCTGAAGTTGGGGGAAGCGAAGATGCCGAATCAGAAGAAAAAGAAGACTGACAAAAGCCCCGCTTGGAATAGATTACGCGCAGAAGAACGGTCGCAAGCCTTCTTCCTGATATACGAACAAATGGGGACGACACGCACCCTGAAGCGATTATGGGGCCTTGTCCGTGGTATAGGGGTAGATATATCACTGAAGACGCTTGAACGCTATTCCGCTGAATATGGCTGGCAATCGAAGATACTGGAACGGTCGGCCCGCCTGGAAAGTGCCGAATTCGTGGAAATCAAGGACGCGGTCGACCGTATGAACGAAGAACATGCGAAGACTTTCCAGGATATAGGGGCGCTGGTCAAAGCCGGCGTTCGTGCATACCAGGACGAAATAATGAAGAAGGTCGAAATCGGGCTTCCGCCGACACTTGATATTGATTTAGTCACACTTGGTAAGCTGGCACAAACTTATCAATATGGCGAACGGCTGGCGCGGGGGTTGGCGACGTCGAAGGCCCAGGTAATTATCGAAGTGCTTCCGCCCCTGGTCAAAGACATATACGCCGTCTTCCTGGCTGTCAACGTGATTACGAACGACCCGCCCGAGCTGGTACAACGGCGCGAAGCCGAATTCATATCCCGCGGCGACCAGATTCTTATTCAATACTACGGTCAAACTACTCCGGAACTGCCGGAAGGGGGCGGTTAATGGAAATCATCGTCTTATCAATCTTCCCGGGTATCGACTTACTAGGCTGTGGATTCGAAGCCGAAGGGTACTGTGTGGTCAGGGGGCCCGACCTACTTTGGGGCGGTGACATTCGTCGGTTCCACGTTCCCGCCGGTCGATTCAATGGAATAATCGCCGGCTTTTCTTCTGGCAGAAGGCGGCCCTGACGAAATTACTGGACGTAATGGGAATGAAACCGCGGGCGGATAAATGTTAATATGGCTATTAAGAAAACTTTGGGGGTGTATCGTGGAACTATTTAGTTTCCTGGTAGATTGGACGATTGTCGTCGGTGAAAAGACCGTCAAACTATATGTCGACGAAGAATGTACGACGCCGATGGTCGGGGCCGTCCATTTCGGCCAGATTCCACAGGGCGAAACCCGGGACTTCGAATTCTTCGTCAGGAATGAAGGCTTGATTCCGACCAATGTGGTCTTAACCTATACGCAACCGCCGGCTTACATGGCCGTAACTATGAACCCTGAAGCCCTGGTAAGCCTTCAGCCGAACGAAGTACGGCCCGTGACATTGACCCTGGTTGCCACAGCCGACGCACCGGTAGACGCTCAGGATAGCATTACAGTTACCGGTGACGATGGTACATAATAGGTTACTTTGGTAAACCGCGGTAAACCAAAGTTGCCCGAAGTGACCCTGGACGAATGGCTTCAGATATGGGTCGCGCAGAAGATCGCCGATCGCGCTGGCATGAAGTTGTCCGTGACACGCGCCGGCGCTGGTCTTATAATCGGAATGGGAAGAACGAATGTCGAAAAGGTACAAAGTTAACCTTCTTGACGAATTGAAGCCCCATGTCGATATTCCGTTCAGCGATAAGTACGTCATAACGAAGTCGATTATCGCGCGGAATCTTCGAGAACACAGGGGCAAAGCCGTCGTCGCTTGGTCGGGGGGCAAGGATAGCACACTGGTATTATACCTGGTTCGCCAGCTCGAGCCCGATGTATCCGTGGTTTTCAACAACACCGGTGTCGAATATCCGGAAACCGTCGCCTATATTCGCGAATTGGCGGATGCCTGGAAACTGAACTTCTTTGAAACGCACCCGGATACTACCTTCTGGAAGGTCGGCGAAAAGTTCGGTTATCCAGGCGGAACCAAACACGGGCAGAAGAAGATTCGGCGCGGTACGGCTTCCCCGCATTGTTGCTATTACCTGAAGGAAAAGCCGATGTTCGACATAATCCGCGAAAAGGGCTTTACGTGTTCATTCGACGGAGTAACCGCGGTCGAAAGTTGGGTCCGTATGTTCGTCGCCCGCGATAAGGGCACTTGTTACACGAACAAACATTGGGATATTAAGAAGGTCAAGCCGATATTGTACTGGACTGAAGACGAAGTATTCCAGTTCTTCCACGACGAACGAATCCTTCTGAACCCGCTATACGAAAGGGGTATGACCAGGGTTGGTTGTATGCCCTGCACTTCGTATAAGACCTGGGAAGAAGATTTGCGACGTGAGAATCCGAAATTGTATTCTATTGTCAAGTTCCGGAAGGACGGGTATTATCAGCTTACCCGTCAGGCAATCGAAACCCTTCATTCTTCCGGGTTGAAAGTCGCTTTGTTGACAAAGGCGGGCCCGCTGGCGGCCAGGGACTTCGACCTTCTGGAACGCGTCAAATTAACGCAACTTCGATTCGCCTTCGACGAACCTGGAATGGCGACTATCTTCACTGAAAAGATTCGACTGGTTCAAGAAACCGGATTGTGCAAACAGCCTTTTATTTATGTTTTGGTTGGCTTCAATACGACGTTTGACGAAGACCTGGAACGGTTGAATCTAATACGACGACTTGGTTGTCGTGCTTATGTAATGCGTTACGATACCGTTCGACTTGAACGACGTTATAATGAATTAGCGCGTTGGGCGAATATGTTTTGGTCATTTGCTAAGTACGACTTCCAAGAATTCGTAAGAGTAGTTAGACAATGACGATAAAAACACCGTTTTTGTTGAAGGATGCCGCGACCGTGGTCGGCAGACGGAAGCGCGAAGACCTGGCGAACTGGACGAAGACGCCGTCGTCCCTAGCCGAGCATATATCCCGCGGTTCTTACACACGACCGAAGCATATCGAGTACCTTTCGAATCGCATTTCGGAGATAGGCGAAAGGCAATGCTTCTTCGTATTCAATCTTCCGCCCCAACACGGGAAAAGCGAACTGGTTTCACACTGGACACCGGTATGGTTCCTTCGGAAGTTCCCCTGGAAGAAGGTCGGCCTGGCTTCTTACGAAATGGGATATGCTTCCGAATGGGGCGGTAAAGCGAAGGAAACGATAAACGACAATTACGACGAACTTCGTCTTCAACTTCGCCAGGACACGAAAGCGAAGGGCCGGTGGAACCTTCGCGGTTACGGCGGTGGCATGTTCGTCGCGGGAATCGGCGGGCCCTTCACCGGTCGGGGTTTTGACCTGGTCATTATCGATGACCCAATCAAGAACGATGCCGAAGCCCTTTCCGATGTTTACCGCCGGCGGAACTGGAACTGGTATCGAACGGTTGCGCGGACCCGGCTTGCCCCTGGCGGTTCGATTATCGTCATTATGACCCGCTGGCATGAACAAGATATGGCCGGCGCATTGTTGGGGAATCCGCCCGAAGAAGAACAAGAAGGTGTCCTGGACGAAGACGTGCAACCCGATTCCTGGGAATGTATCAATCTTCCCGCGCTGGCGGAAGAAAACGACATCCTGGGACGGCGTCCAGGCGAAGCCCTTTGGCCCGAACGGTACAATGAAATCGCCCTTCGTCAAGTTCGAATATCGTCCGGCCCGTTTTGGTGGTCGGCGCAGTACCGCGGAAAACCACAACCGGAAGGCGGGGGAATCATAAAATTACCCTGGTTCCGTTCATACAAAGACGAAGATTTACCGCCCATGTTTTCGCGTAAAATCCAGGTGTGGGATACAGCTCACAAGGAACTTCAACGACACGACCGGTCGGCGTGTCTGACGATAGGATACCAGCGAAAACCGCCCAGATACTATTTGCTTGACTTGTACGTTGCCAGGCTGACGTTCCCCGACCTGATTCGCGCGTCGACGTCGCAGTACGATAAATGGCAACCGGAACGGGTATTGATTGAAGATAAGTCTTCCGGAATATCTCTTATTCAGCAATTGCGACGCGATACCACGGTTCCGATTCGAGCGATTAAAGCGATTGACGATAAGGTCACGCGGGCCCATACCGTGACCGGTATTATCGAAGCCGGCCAGGTGCTTCTTCCGGAACGGGCCCCGTGGTTGGCCGACTTCCTGAAGGAAATCGGGGACTTCCCGACCGGCGCGCATGACGATATTGTGGACGTCCTTGTCCACGGGCTTCGTTTTCTACGGCCCAGGTTGGGCGGCGTGGAAGCCGGCGTAATGGGTGAAGAAAAGACGTCGCACTGGCGCGAGTAAATTGAAATTACACTATATTGAACTTTTTCGTAAAATATAATTGACTGAATTAGCTGGAAATCCGTAACTATATTTGAATTTATAAAAAACAAATTGTTTTCTGAAGGTGCGCAAAACGACTTTTTAAGTGGTTCGCAATGGTACGGGTTATTGTGAACCCGCGGTCACTAGAAAACGAACCGTGACATAAAAACATATTGACATTAAAACATAAAAACATATTGACGTTAAAATGTTTATAGTGCCGCCGAAGATTGTTGATGATTGGTTCCGCGATATAGGAATCGACGTTGAATCCTGTTATCGGGTCCGGATAGACCACGATAATTTCAAGGCCCGCGTATGGTTGTATGTCCGGGAAGACGGTCTTATCAAGTTCGATCGTGAAATGAATTGCCTTGTGACCTGGCCGCCGTACGACGTTGACCTGGACGCTATTCCACGATTTGTCGACCGCGAGATATACGGCGATATTCCCGAAGGCTTCTTGAATCGCCTTCCCTTCCATTCCTGGCCATAGTATCAACTTGACACAATCGGGAAAACGGTCTTAATATATCAGCAACCAGGGGGCCCAGGTAGCCAGGGGGAAATAAAAAAACACCCTTTGGACGGGGGACTTGACAAAACGCAGTAAGGACAATCCGCCAAGTAGTTTCATATTCAAGCCGAAGTCGAAATGCTGGCACATTTCGGAAAACGTACTTCACCCTTGCGCCGTCATCCTGGGCCCTATTGAATAAGGGGGTTTGACCATGACGAACGATAGGCCGAATAACCCGTCAAATACTCAACGAAGACGTACCAAAGACCGCCTATCTGGGCGGTCTTTTCGCAGATTCCAGGGCAACGGTCAAAACGACGGAAAGTTTACGGTGATAGGTGTCACCGGATTAAAACATATGGGCGGACGCATTCGGGAAGAATACCTGAATGCAATGAAGAACTGGTCGACCGAAATCAAGTTGTATCTGGAAATGAGGGACGACCCGATAATCGGCGCACAGCTCGACGCGATTAAACTTCCGCTTCAGGCCGCCGGATTCGACGTTGAACCGTCCCCTGGCGGGGCCCCGAATGACGAAGCCGCCGCCGAATGGCTTTGGGATTGCCTGAATAAAATGGACGGCCAAACCTGGAATTCTCATGTCGAAGACGCCCTGGAATTACTGGACTTCGGGTTTTCGCTTGGTGAAATCGTCCTGGAAAAGCGCGTCGACGGTCGGCTTTGGTTGAAGAATATCGACCCGCGGGGCCAGGAAAGCCTTGTGAATTGGGATTACGACCCGAACGAAACCGACAAACTGGTCGCCTTCGTTCAACAAGACCCGAACGGCCAAGGAACCTTCGAGATACCGATTGATAAGTGCGTACATTTCAAATTCCGCGGTCGGAAGGGAAACCCACAGGGCCATTCTGTACTTCGGGCCCTGTACCGGCCCTATAAGTTCGTTCGTAACCTGGAAGACCTGGAAGGAATCGGTATCGAACGTGACGTCGGCGGAATGCCGATCGCTAAACTGAAGGAAGGCGGTTACGAATCGAACGACATTACCGAATTAAAAAAGGTGCTGAAGGGCCTTCGCAAAGACGAAGAAGTTTACCTTATCGAGCCCGAAGGTATCGACATTCGCGCTTATTCCGGCGGATCGAAGATATACGACGTCAACCAGGTTATTGACCGCTGGCACAAAGTAATGCTCATGCGGTTCTTTTCACAGTTTCTTATCCTGGGAATGGGAAACGTCGGGACACAGGCCCTTGTCAAAGGGTCCCATGACTTCTTCGCGCTGGCCCTGGAAGCCGTCCAGCGATATCTTCTGGAAACCTGGAATCTTCAACTTGTACCGTACCTTTTCCAATTCAACGCCTGGACTGGAATATCCGGATACCCGTCGATTGTTTGGGAAAAGCCGGGCAAGGTAGACCTGGGTGCTATGATTAACTTCCTGAATACCGCGATCGGCGCGAAGGTCATTACCCCGACCGATGTTGACGAAGACCATTTGCGGTCAATCGCCGATTTACCCGATCTTCCGGAAGACGAACGCGGGATGCCCCGCGACGTCGAATCGCCGCCCCTGGGCGGTCTTTTCGACCTTCCGGATAAGTTCGACAAATTGGACAAAACTATGAACAATATCGAAAGGGAACTGGAACTGGCGGGTAAGCAATGAAATGTCCGCGTGACCATTGCGGGGGCGATCTATCGTTCGACCGTGAAGACGAAAAGTGGAAATGCTCATTATGTGAACGCAGTTGGACACCGGAAGAGCTGAAGGAATTGACCAAAGATAAACAGTCGAAGACACCCAGGCGGAAAAAGGCGCAACGTGAACCGGTCGGCTTTTATTATTTTACCGACGTCGATCTGGACATTCTGAACGACGAAGAATTCTGGCCCTTCTGGACGGCGCTTGGACGTGTTCTTCGAGCCCGAATAAAACGTGAAAGGAAGGCCGAATAATGGCAACAACGGTACGTCGTCGCGGCGCGCATGGCCGACGTCCAGCGGGTCAGAAGCAACGTATCGGTTCGGGTGATTGGGAAAAGTCGACGAACCGACAGCAACGTAAAATCGTCCGGACATATGACGAATGGGTCGCCGCCCTGAAGCGTGAATTGAACCGCCTGGCAAAGCGGGGGGCCAGTCTTCCGGAACTTCACGCGCACATAGATTCACAGATTCCCGTCCTGGAAGAATGCCTGGTCGAAGTAATGACAAAGGGCGTCGAATCGGCTGTAAAACAGACTGCCGGCCAGCGGGCCGAACTTCCCCAAATCCGCGCGAAGGCGCAACGTATGATTGAAGAAAACGTGACCCTGGTACGCCGGAATCTGATTCCCCATATTCACGAAAAAATATCCCTGACACTGGCCGCCGCCGTTCCCGGGCTTATCCTGGGCGGGTTGGCCCTTGAACAACAAAAGGCGGTTGCAATGGCGATTCGAAATGCTTCAGCAGCGACCAGGTCAGCGCCGGCGCAATTCGCCGGCGGGTATTGGGTTGCCATATTCGAAACACAGAAGTCGCTTGGTGAAGTCCGCGAAGACGAACGGGCTTCCCAGGGCCTAGAGCCGGAACCGGTACGCTGGAACCTGGACCCGAGGGCTGAACATTGCAAACCTTCGCCTGGATTCTTCGGGTGCCCGCAAATGGCAAAGGATTATAAGTCATGGCGCGACCTTCCGACGGTTCCAGGCGGACAGGTAACTTGCCGCGGGAACTGTCGGTGTTATCTGACCGTATTCCGTGACGGCCAATGGCAAAGGGGCGTATATGATGACTGACGACGAACAAGGGGGTAATAAAATGCCGGAACCAAATCAACTTCGTATCAAGTGTAAAGGCGGGAAATTGACCGAAGTCCTGGTAACGAACGAAGACGGCAAAGTTAAGAATGTGACTTCCGCTTTGCGTAGCTGTACGGGTATTACTACACCACACGAATGTTCAAATGAATTTATAGCACAAAAAAACGGGACTTCAACCACGATTCGTTATGTAGCATTATTGAAGCAATTGGATTATACTCTGGAACCCGAAACCGCGAAGCAAATTTACGCCCTGGGAGACTAGCCATTGATTGACGGTAATACCGTATATTGTGATTGTTGCGGTACCGAAAAAATGGCCCAGGTTGTCGGTGATAATCTGGTAATTAAAGACCGGCGACACGGGCAAAGGCACGTCGTTGTTATTAGAATTAGTGACCTTCTTGACATATTAAAAAAGAAGTCCGATAATGTCCCCAAAGACCAGGCCGTCGAAATAACGGCAGATTAACAACTGAATACAGGCGGCGCGATCGCCCGAAAGTTGGCCCGACCGACCCCGCTGGACGGTTATCCGTCTCTCGGGGTCGTTTTTTATTATCGGCTTGGTCGGGGGCTGAAGGAAATGGAGTGCCCGAATTGCAACAATCAGTTGGAAGAATTGACCGAAGAATCCCGCGGAATGGGGAATCAGGCATTGGCCCGTTGCCCCGTATGCGGGCTTCATGCGTTGTTTTCGGGCGACGTACTAACGCAATACTGGCCCGACGGCCAGGAAGGGGGCGGTAAATGCCTTTCGGACCGTACGTTGACTTCAACGATTGTGTAGCAAAGAACGGCGACAAATCAAATCCGAAAGCCTTCTGCGCTTGGCTTCACCACAAGATAGTCGGAACTTGGCCCGGTGAAATGAGCGCCGACACATACCCCGAACCATTCTGGACGGCATACGACGAAGCAATGACGAAAGGTAAAACCGAAAAAGACGCCTTCATTGCTGGCGACGATGCCGCGAAGAAAGCCGGCTGGAACCAATCACGATTCGGCTGGTTGCGCGAATTGCAAGCGCCTGAAATGAAGGAAATTACCGGCGTTCGAATCTTCGGCGAAGGAACCTGGACTGACAGCGCCGGATTCGAAAAGACCTGGTCACACGAAGAACTTCAGTCAATGGTCGACGCGTTCGAAGCGGGGGTCCCCGCAATTGTACCGATAAAATGCGGGCATACTTCGGACGAATTCAACGAACGCATAGCGGAAGCCCTGGGCGTTCCGGTAGATGTTGTTACCGGAGAAAAGGGCCAGGGACAAATTTCGTTAGGCAAAGCAACTGCCCTTCAATTGAAAGGAAGCTGGATAATTGCTTCCTTCGATAAAATCCCCGAACCGATAGCCAACCTTATTGAAGGCGGCCAATACTCGACCGTATCGGTCGAGATTGAAGACAAGGTCGGGGAATATGGCCCGGTGATTACCGGTGTCGCATTGTTAGGCGCGGAAGAACCCGCGGTCGCGGGGGCGACACTGGAAAGGGCCCTGGTATTCGGCGGTAAAAGGCAAGGCGCGCGGGTATATTCGTTCCAGGTTGGCGACGATATACCAGTATCAGAGCTGAAAGCCGAATTTGAAGACATACAGGCCAAACTATCCGAAATAGTGAAGGGGAAAAGAGGCGCGCCATTATTCAGGGCGTTGTTCGGGAATCTGAACGACATATTCGACCGCTTGACGGCGGGCCGGCATTCGGCTTCGTCGGGGGACTCCGCGGAAGTCCCCGCGGAAATCCGCGCTTTAGTCGACCAGGAATACCAGGGGAATATCGGGCCCCTGATTGCCTGGGCCGGACGTGTCGGCTTCGACGCTTGCGTCGCCGAGCTGACCGGAAAGCCTGGTATCACCGACCCCGTCCGCGTGTGTGGTTGGTTGAAAGGTCAGGCACATTCTCATTCTGAAGAAGGGGGTAATTACCAAATGCCAGAAGAATTGAAAGCGATTGCCGAAGCCCTGGGTTTGGGCGAAGATGCCACAATCGAAGACATAATCGCCGCTATTCAAGCCCTGGCGGAAAAGGCCGCCGCACCCGCCGAAGGTGAAATGAAGGAAGGCGATAACAACGACGATGCCGAAAAAGGCGAAGGCGCAATGGCCGAAGAGCTGAAGAAGGCAAACGACAGAATCGCCGCCCTGGAAGCCGAAAAAGTACAGCGGGATTCAATGGCCGCATGGCAGAAGAAGACGTCGAAACTGACGTCGATTCCTGGAACGGCGGACGAATACGCGATAAGCCTGGCCGAAATCGAAACCAAAGCCGGCAAGGAAGCCGCGGAATCACAGTTCAAGGCGCTGGAAAAGGCGAATGAACTGGCCGAAAACGCGACGAAGATTGTCGGGACTTCCCGAACGACCGGCCCAAGCGACTTCGACAATGAAGTGTCCAAATACATGAAGGATCACCCGGACAAAACCAAAGTCGAAGCAATCGAAGCCGTAATGAAGGAACACCCGGAGTTGTACTTTGCCAGGCGTGACGGTTGGGAACAATAACGGCGGGTTCCTGAATAATATCAAGTAAGGGGGAATGCTCACATGGGCGCAAACGAAAAACTTGTGTTCACAGATAGCCACGAAGTCGATGCAACCTTCGCTTCAAAGCAATACTACGGCTGTAAATATAGCGCCGACAACCACGTTTCCGTAATGGCGGCTGATACCGACGTGCCCGCCGGAATTATGTTAGAGAATCCGGCCAGCGGTAAAGTCGGCCTTGTCCTGAAGGTTGGCAGATGCCCCGGAGTGGTATCCGAAGCGATTACTTACGGCCAGAAGGTGCGTATCGACAGCGACGGTAAGGTTGCCCTTTGCGAACCTGGAACCGACACAACGACTTACCTGGTCGGAACCTGTGTCCAGGGGGCCGATGCCGACGGGGAAACCGGCGTCTTCGACTTTTGCTTCCCGAATGCTGGACGGGCGGCCTAGAGCCCGAAGCCTAATTACGAAGGGGGAATAACGAACAATGAAACGACACTTTGGAAATCCGACGCTGTCAGACGTTCATATTGATTCGGCCTTGTCCGAAATCGCTATCGCGTATCAGAACAAGGCGTTCATTGCCGACCAGGTATTACCACTTGTGACCGTGGACAAACAGTCGGACTATTTTTTCGTATGGGATAAGGGTTCCTGGCTGACTAACCAGGTAGAAAAACGGGCACCGGGCGACACCTATCCCGAAGGTCGCATGAAGCTGTCAAACGACACCTATTATTGCGACGTTTATCACCTGGGTTACGCGATACCCTGGGAAAAGAAGAAGAACGCCGACACCGCCATTAACCTTGAAAGGTCGGGTACTAACTGGCTGGCACACCAGTTCGCCCTGAACCGTGAAATCCAGATCGCGGCGGCAATTATGGGCGACAGTATATGGGACAACGACCTGGACGGCGGAACCGACTTCACCCAATGGGACGATTACGACAATTCCGATCCGCCGGATGATGTCGACACCTATTGCGACACCGTCCTTCAGAATACCGGTGTCAGGCCGAACACCCTGGTCATCGGTCGCCAGGTCTTCAGCAAACTACGCCGACACCCGTTGCTTCTCGATATGTTCAAGTACACGGGGGCCGGAATCCTGACTGAAGACCAGGTTCGTCAAGCCCTGGACATTGAAAAACTTCTTATCGGTACAGCCGTCCAGCGTACTTCGAATGAAGGCGCGACGGCAGTCCAGGCGTTCGTATGGGGCAAGGATGCACTTCTGCTATACGTGCCTGACAGCCCCGCAATCAACGAACCATCGGCGGGATATACCTTCGTGTGGAACCTGGAAGATACCGGTTTCACAACCGCCATTGTCCCGACAATTCAGGAAGACCGCGATCGTGACTTCCTGAAGGGCAAACACGCTTACGACTTCAAAGTCACCGGGTCCGACCTGGGCGTCTTCTTCGACGACGCCGTGGGATAGCGAAACCTTATCGGGCGGCCCTGGTTCGCTAGGGCCCCCGAAATCGAATAATCGAAAAGGGGGAATAGAACAATGACCGTCCGTTGGAGAGGACGACACGTATTCGATACCCTGGTCGCGAATTCCGTTGAAGGAATACTGGCGGGTTATGCTTCGAACCCGCTGGCGACGCATTATTACGTTGACGACCAGAATGGAAGCGACAGCAATTCGGGGCTTTCCCCGAATGAAGCGAAATTGACCCTTCAGGCCGCGATTGACCTTTGCACAGACTGGAAAGGGGACATAATTCACGTTACCAGGGGAACCCAAACGGTAACGACTTCAGTCCTTTTCAATAAAAAGGGGATTATGGTCATTGCCGACCAGCTTGGCAATCCGTATGCAATGGGCGAAAGTCATGTAATTTACGGGTCGCATACGGACGGGCCCGCGGCGACAATACTTCAGCCTTGCGCCTTAATTGGCCTGGGCTTCTGCGGTTCCCAGGCGGCGGGGCCTTCCCTTCTCATAGATTGCGACGAAGAAGGTTCCTGGTCGGGGGGCTTTTCCCTGGTCAAAGCTTGCCGCTTTTCCCATTGGGGGATTGCCAAAGCTTACGCCGTCCAGGTCAAAGGAACGGGCGACAACCAGATTGAAGACTGTATGTTCGACGGTCTTTGGACTGGTTACACGGGCGCGGCGATTTACGCCCAAGATAGCGGGGCAATGGGTGTCTGGAACCTGGGCGTCGAACGGAACCGCTTCTTCAACATTGGTTCGGGGAAATACTGTATCGAAATCAAGTCTTCTTCACACCTTCGCCAATGTATCTTGAAGGACAATCTGAACATCGGTCCCGTTGCAACCAGAGCAAAGTTTTTCAAGTCCAATTCAAACAGTGGCGACGGTCTTATCGCGGGCAATTACACGGGCCTAGCGACCGATACGGGTTCCTATGACCGAACCGTCGCACAGCTTGAAACCCAGGGCTTCGCCGTATCGAACAACCATTACCTTGAATAATCCCTGGGCGAACGAAGAAAACGAAGAGGGCTCGAATGAGCAATCCGAAGAAGTTCCCGAAAATCGACCGGCCGAAGGCGGTGAAGGGCAGTCAGCCGATGCCCGCGCCTTTGGTTGACATGGCCGCCGAAATGAAGGCGGCGAAATAGCCATCCTGGGGGCTCTGGTACGGTTTCCAGGACAAAGTATATGACCTGATAATAAAGACGCGTGGGGCGGGGAAGCCGTAAAAGCGGTTCTATCTTCCCCGCCCCTGAAAACAGAATACGGGTTACTGGTCCGCCGCCTTTGGGGGTCGTCCCGAATAAAAACGTAGGGGGTAACTGGCAATGTCACAACAACCGCGGGACCGGTTGAACTATCGCCAGGTAATGCGAAAGGCGATACCGCTTGAAAAGGCGGAAATCCACGATACGGCTTATACAGCCGATGAAGATTTCCTGGAAGAAGACCTTGTTGTATCCAGTTTTGAAGATAGGGATGGTGATACCGTCTATCTGCCGGCATTATTCCGGATACTTGTCTGTCTGGATACGGCAGCCGTCTTCAAAGTCATAATAGACGACGGCACTACTGAAGTCGATATGGAAATGAACGGGGGCAGCCAACTTGCCGCACAGTCCGCTTATATATTCGAAGTCATGGTCCACGGGGGGGATACAATCAACTTCGAAGCCGACCAGAATTGCCAGATTGAAAAGTTCATTGTTCACGAAATCAATTGGGGCGTATAGTCTGCCCTGAGTAATAAAAGGGGGATACTGATATGGCTGGATTTCCGCCACAAGGCAATAAAGCCGACGTTTCGGATTTGGCAACTATTGACACAAATGTCGATACCTTACTTACCAGGTTATCTGCCGATCGTGCTGGATACCTGGACAATCTATCAGCGGGCGCAGTCGCCCTGAATTCCAATCTAGCGACAGTCCTTACCAGGCTTTCCGCTACGCGGGCCGGTTATCTCGAACAACTCGATTTCAATTTACAGGAAGCGATTGCAGCCATTCCGACGACAGCCATGCGGGGAACCGACGGTGCTGCTTTGGCTTCTTCCTGGACGGCTGCACTAGCGACGGCACTTGGTAATTACAATGCGACCAGGGCGGGATACCTTGACCATTTGAACCGTGACCGGCCCGATATGATATTCCCGTCTGCACCAGCGGCTATTGTCGTCATTCCTGGTACCGGCGCCGATCTTAACTTCCCGAACGTAACCGTTGAAGACCTTCCTTCCGGACTCTCGATTGCTCGAGCTGATTATGTCCTAATAATTGGGGCACTACTCGACACTTCCGGGTCCGAAAATCAAATTAAGACCGGTACGACCGATGGTATTTATGTCCAGGCGAACGGGGGCGATTGGAGTTCCGGACTTCTGGCCCTGACCTTCACCGCGCTTGGTTTACAGGTCGACGGAAACGCCTATCGGGGGGGTACTGTGATATTTGGTGCCATAGATATTTCCGCGACTGTCACCGGAAACGGTACTTATAACTTCCGTTCTGACGAATCGGTTAAGAGTAAGGGCGTCGAGGCGACGGCCGGCACTATCGAACTGCTTGACGTGACTTCTATTATTCGTATCTGGTTCAACTAGGGGGTTATCGTGCATCAAATAATGTTCATAGGGCCATTTACGCCTGATACTACGCAGACTACGTATAAATACGCTCCATTACCTCATAGTATCAGTTATGCTGATTCCAGCAACGAGTCGTTTATCGTAGCTGTCGATGGAAAGTTAAGCCATTTAAGATTCAGGGCTTCGGCGGCTCCCGGAGCGGATAAATCGTGGACGTTCACTATCTATAAAAATGACATTGCTACTAATTTAGCGGTTACTATCGCTGATGACGCTACGACTGGCGAGGATACGATTCACCCGATTTCTGTATCTGCGGGTGATAGAATTCTCATTCTATCTACCCCGTCGAATACCCCTGCGATTGCTTATGTGTCAGGCTGTATGCGCTTTACTGGCTCGGGTAATCAGAGTATATTCGGTGTCAGTAGCCCTAATCCCCTTAATAATGGTGCTACTGAGTATAGTAATGTTCATGGTCAGAATACAAGCTGGGATGCTACCGAGTCGCTTCGTAGACAGGTTATCGGAGCATCTGGGACTATTAGCGACCTTCACGTCAGGCTCTTTCAGGCTGACCCCGGTACGTCTCCCGATGCATATAGATTTACACTTCGTAAAGGGGGAGCAAGCCAAACACTTACAGTAACCATCACAGCCGACGATACAACGGGCAGTGATACAGAACACAGCTTCCATGTAGACGCGGGAGATATCCTGACTATTATGTGCGAGCCTCTTGAAGGGCCCGCCAATACTCCGAGGGCCAGTTTCGGATGGTGCTTTACTGCTGATAATGACAATGAGTTTCCTACGATTGCTGGAGGTGATAGTAACATGGATGAGGCTAAAACCAAGTATGCGCAGATATCAGTCTGTGAAAACTCTATGTTTCGATGGTGGAATACAGAGACCCTTGCCTGTAATGGGAACCTTGATGCTATGACCGTTAAGGCGCTGTACATGACTTTATCTGCCGCTCCCGGCGCTGGCAATAAATATGACTTCACCCTGAGAAAGAATAGTCAGGATACCGAAATTGCATTCGCCATATCAGACTCCGATACCGAGGGCAGTGATACCGGGACGGTAATCGTAGAAGCTGGCGATTATCTTGCGCTTGAAACTGACCCTGACAGTTTACCCACAGAGGTAGCAGCCCTATACGGCTTCCTTTGCGAAACAGTACCCGAAGAAGTTCCTGGCGGTAGTGGCGGACCCGCGGCTTTGTTGATAGCGACGGGCCAAATATAACCGAAAGGGGGCAATATGAGCCTTGACGAAAATACATACGCTGCCGTAACCGATATTGAAAGGTTAATCGGCGATATAGCTGAAGACCGAACCTTTGATGATGATACAGTTCCTTCATTGGCCCAGGTAGAAACTGAACTGGACAATGCCGCCGCCGATTTGAACCGCGAACTTGACCAGGTCGGATACACGGTTCCGGTGAACGAAACCGATTGGCCGGTCGCTTATCAATTCCTGAAGGCGGCCAATGCTTACGGGGCCGCCGCCGTTCTATTGTCGACCGTCCCGTCGGAAGGCTTCGAGCCGACCGAAGAAGTCGAAGCGCCGGCAAATACCAGGGCCCAAACGTACGCGAATAAATTCAAGTCGGCATTGAAATCTATCAGGGAAAACCGGCTTAGAGCCGGAAGACGCAAGTATCGCCTGGGTGACGTCTTCGCGGGGTCCCAGGAAGACGAAAACGGTTATACGAAGGAACCGATATTCAAACGCGGGCAAAGTGATTATCCAGGTCGAAGAAGTCTGACCAAAGAAGACAGCGAATAGGGGGGATTATGTCCGACCAGCGAACAATCGAAGATGCAGTCGTCGCGACAATAAAACTTCACGCCGACTTCGACGATACAAATTGCTTCGCTTACGACGGGCGGGCCCTGGGAAAAGGTTTGCCCCGCCTTGTTCGCGTTTCCTATGCTTCACACCGGCGCCAATCCCTGACCCTTCAGGTTGACCGGCGGATATGGTCGTTCAATGTCGACGTCCTGGTTCCCTGGCGGGGCCAGCTCGCCGAAATGGACGAACGGGTCGGAACTGAAACGCAGAAGGTTATCGACACGCTGGCAAAGTACCCGCGATTGAATGGGACTGCCGACGTCCAGCGTACCGATATGACAGTGTCGAATACACCGGACGTTTTATTGGAAAGGCGGGGTACTTACCGTGGACGACGTCATGTCCTGGACGTCCTGGAAGTGTACGACCCGCAAAGGGCGGAATAATGTCTGAAATCGAATATGACTATACGGAATTGGCAGCATTAAACCAGCGGGTAAATGAAGCCGGCAGTACAATCACGCGAATAACCCTGAACGAAGGGCTTCGTAAAATAGGACGTCTTTTTGTACCAGCGACCGGAACCGGCCCAATGGCAAATGAAACGCCGGTTCGTACCGGAAAACTTCGCCGAACGACTGTCTTCCAGATTATCGGCGGGGCCATGCACCAGGTTCTTGAAATTCGTCAGGCCGCCAGATCGCCGGAAGGTGTCTTTTATGGCTATATCGTCAGGGAAGGTCGCGGAGTGGTCAGGGCAATAAACGCGAAAGCCCTTCATTTCTTCATAGGCGACCAGGAATTCTTCCGGAAATCGGTCGGGCCGGCAGAAGCCAATCCGTATCACCGTCGGGTATTGGCCCGCTTGATGCCGATGGTTCAAAAAATAGCTGACGAAATGGGCGAAAAGATCGGGGCCTATATCAGCGGCAAAGCAACGTAAAAGGGGGAATGACAAATGCAACCATTCGATAGTCAGCAATCAATCTTCCAGATAACCGACACGGGGGCCGTCCTTCGGGACATATCCGCTTACTTAATAGGTGTTGACGGACTTCCAGGCCGGCGCGAATTATCCGAAGCAACGACACTCAATTCCACGGGTCGCGAATGGTATCCGACCGTTCAAAGTGCAACGATTACCCTTGAATTGCTTTGGTCGGATGATGCCAGCGTCGGGACTGATACCGTCCTGGGCCCGCTTCGAACGCATGGTTCGGCGGTTGCTTTTGATTACGGTCCTGAAGGTAAAACCGCTGGTGATATTAAATACTACGGTAACTTGTGGGTCGATGAATTCGTCAATGTATCGAGGGTCGGCGACCTGGTTAAAAGCCGGTGTACGCTTCAGGTAAACGGCGTGGTAACACGCGGGACATACTAATTGTTGACGATTGACAACTAATTCGAAAGGGGGTTTTAGTCATGGCAAAGACACAGCCTGTAACATTGGGGCCATATCCCGAAGACGGGGCCGACTACATAGTTGAAGTCTACCAGGCGAAGGGCGATGTCGCGATCAAGAAGCCGCGTCCTGGTCGGGAAGGTCAGTTCGTGGTCGAAGTCAATATGAACGATTAAACTATTGCCGGCCGGCAGTAGTTCCGGAAGGGGGAAGAAGACATGACATACGAACCGAAAACAATCAAGGTCGAACTAAACGGTTACGGGGGCGTCTTACCGTGGAAGAAGGGCGAATGGGCCGAATTATACCAGGAACTTCTTCACGGTACACAGCGCGCCGTTTCCGCCATAACACGACGATACCTGGACGTCCAGGGGGAAAAGAAGATGACCCTGGGCGGAAAAGACGGGGCCCTGGCAATCGAAGGGAATGCTCAGCTCGAGGTCGACTTGACAAAAGTCGATTGGGAAGAAGTCAACGATACGATTCTATTGGGCCAGATAAAAGAATGGTCGTTCGGGCCGGTTGACCAGGAAACGCTTGACAGAATTCCCGAAGCACTTCGGGCAATCTTGATTGAAAGGTGCAATGAACTGTACGGGACTGAAATCCCTTTAGCAAAAAGCGGCGTCGGGAGTTAGGCGAAGGTCTTTTCCTGACCTTCGAATTACCGAATCGACACCGATTGCCGCCGGAAATGGAAGAACCAATGTTAATAACTGAAACCGGTTTCCCGCCCGACATACTCGATAAGATGCCACAGGCCCTTATCGAACGGCTTCTGATATATAAGGGTGTGAAGAACGTCGCCATGTACGGCGGGAACTGGCAACCGTAAGGGGGGGGCTATGGCAGACGCAGCGACAACAGTTGTGCTTCGAATGAGGGACGAAGCCAGCGCGGGCATGCAACAATTCGGGCAAACGACCCAGGAAGCCCAAATGCAGTCTTTACAGTTCAACACAGCATTGACGGCAATGGGTAGCGCGCTGACCGGTGTCGGGTCTTTATTGAACCAGCTTGACGTCCCCGCGGCGAAGATAGCTGGAACTTTCATTACAACCGCCGGCGCTATCATGTCAACAACGTCGGCGATTATCATTGCCTTACCGCAAATCCGCCAGTTGATAACTTGGCTTCGAAATCTCGCGGTCGCTCAGACATTGGTCGCCGCCCTTTCGGGCCCCGTCGGTTGGGCCCGAATCGGAATCGGTTTAGGCGTCGCAGCAGCGGCGACTGCTGGAATTGTGGCGGCGACCGGCGGAATCGGGGGCGGGGGAACCACGGTCAATATAAACACCCAGGCGTTCGTCGGGAATGATGCCAATGCAAGGCAGTTCGCTTCGAAGGTTCAGAGATTTACCAGGGAAAGCGACCGAATAGGAAGGTAGCAGATGGCCATATTCGGGGACGTTATATTTCAGTGGGGTATTGCCGACCATAAATATGCGAAAGTCAGTTGCGTCGTCAAGAACGGCGATTACCTGATTATCGGCGGAGGGGACTACATTGACATTGTGGATATATCTACGCCTTCAGCGCCGGTCGTATGCGACAGGTATGATACTCCAATCGAAAGCGGCTGGCATTTACTTATCGATGAAGATGACCCCGACCTGTTTTATGCGGCGGGAGAGGTCTGCGATAGGCTTTTGGTTCTGGATATGTCAGACCCCGACAATCTTGTTCTTAGAGACTCTTTTAGCAACCTTTCGTCAACGGGCGGACCAAATGGATTGGTGAAGGTCGGTAATTACCTATACATAACAGGCTGCCGTGATTCCGCAAGCGAATATGGTGTGCGAATACTCAATGTAGCCGACCCTGACAATGTAGTTGACGAAGGCATGTTCAAAGACCCGACGAATTGTCCTGTCTTATGGAGTCTAGCTGGAATAGCCTCGCTGAGTAACGGCTCTTTTATATTCTGCGGTGCCTATGGCATATACATATACAATCCAGTAGGCTCGCCGACTGCGCCCGTGTTTGTTGGAAAGTGCAACTGGTCGAAGACGGGCCAGCTGACCAATAAAATCGCCGTAGACGAAGAAGAGACTTATGCCTATTGTCCGCGTTACACTGAGGACCGTGTCGAGATTATCGACATCTCCGACCCCGCAAATCCGTCGGCTGAAACGCCCCTGACCGGTGCGGAATACGTTAGCGAATGTTATACGGCTCAGGTCATCGGTGACCATCTTTTTGTGTCAGTTCGAGACCTTAGCAATGACGATTACTACGTCAGCGTGTTTGACATATCGACTAGGAATAGTCCTGTATGGCTGGAAGCCTTAGACTATAGCACAAAGTTTTCCAGCGCCTGGGACGGCGTTCGCTGGGGTTGGCTGGTCGACGAGGACGACGGCTCGATGCTTTACATCGGCCGATTCGAGGGGACGGCCGATTACGGCTTCGGGCTTGTTGGCGTGGACTTGCCAACCGACGGGATATACGTCACAGTCGACGGGACCAGGATTGATTCGAAGGTGCTTTCCGCCAGGACTGAACGCGGGCGTGACGAAGAATTGGGCCAGGCCCAAACTGGAATCGCCGAAATCACCTGTGATAATTCCGAAGGTGACTTCAGTCCCGAAAATGCGGGCGGGGCTTATTATGGAACCCTTGTCCTGGGCGTCGAAATGGTTATCTATGAAATATACAAAGGCGTGACGTATAATCACTTCAAGGGGAAAGTCGACAAGATTCTTCCCCATGCCGAATGGGATAATCGGGTTGCATATATCGTCGCCCTGGACGGAATGGACGATATGGCCGGAACTGAAATCAGGACGGTACTTCGCCAGGATACAGATACGGGGGAACTATGCGAAGACGTCTTGGACGCCGTCGGCTGGCCCGCGGGCGACCGTGACATTGATACTGGCGTCGACGTCCTTCAATATGGCTGGTTTCACAGGAAGACGGGACTGGCGGCAATCCAAGACCTTGAACAAATCGAAAAGGGCTTCTTTTATGTCGACGTCGACGGGACGGCTATATGGGAAAATCGTCACCATAGATTGACGGGCGACGGCCTTATTTCCCAAGCGGACTTCGAAGACACAATGGTCGAATTGGGATATGAGTTTTCGAAGCGTCAGGTTCGAAACCAGGTAACGATTACGGGCCGGCGGTACTTTGCCGGCAGCGTGACCCTTTGGTCGGGTTACGACCTGGCGACCCTGGACGACGACTTGATTTGGTCAGCTCACACGGGCGACGTCCAGGCCCCGTATATCCCCCAAGCGACCACGGTCACGTTATGGGCGGAATGGCGCGAAGCCCTGGCGACATACGACGCTCTGGTCAAAGGGACACATTGGAACGCGAATACTAAAGGGGATAAGACGGGGGCTGACGTTTCCGACAATATCACCATAACGGCGACACAGTACGGCCAGTGTATCAAGTTTGAAATAGCGAACGCGGGTACGGTCGGGGCTTATATGGTCGTCCCGGATAGCCCGCCAGTCGGGGCCCCCGCCGGCCGAACGCTTCTGGTCTACGGGGCGTTGTTTGGCTCTGAAAATATCATAATCACGAAGGAAGACGGAACCAGTCAAACAGATTATGGCGTCCGAAGCCTTCCAGTCGACGCGCCTTTCAAGTCGAACCCGAACGATATACGGGCCCTGGCCGAATACCTATTGGCCCGATTCAAAGACCCGGTTCCTGACGCCGTCTTTGTGAAGCTGATTGCCCGAACCGGCTGGCCGGACGATACAATCCGTATTGAATGCCTTTCCCGGGCGATAAGTGATAGAATTACGTTGAAGTCGACGCTTCTTGGTTTCGACCGTGACTTCTTCATTAACAAGGTCATTCAGGAATATATCTTCCAGGAAGGCGGAACTGTGCATGAAACTACCTGGTACGTTGAACGGGCGGAAGGGGCATACGAACATCTATTCTGGTTGTTGGGGGTCGCCGGCTTCGGTGAATTGGGCGAAGCGACCTATCTTGGAATATAACCGAAGGGGGACATGGTGAAGATACCGAAAGGCGAACTTGTAACTGGTAATACCTGGTTCCGAACGAGCTGGCCCGAATTCGCGAAGGGATTCCTGGGACGGTTCCGTGTAAAGTTCCACTATCCCGAAACCGGTTACGACGAAAACCTGGAACCCGTCCATGCGTTCGTGAATCATGGGAACTGGCTTGTCCGATGCCCCTATTGTAACGGTGCGGAATATGCCTTCGAAGAAGGTTGGTTCTTTTGTTGTTCGTGTAAGAATTCGTACATAGGTCACAAATACCAGCGCTTGGTTTTCCCTGAAGAACGGGCGGAAATCGAAGCATTGCTGGCATATCGACCGTTACTGAACCGGAACTGGAATCCAGGCGAAACCCTGGAAGACCTTCAACGTGAGAATGAAGAACACGCCGGCGAATTGCTGGAAAGGGGGTTGTAAATGAGTTGGACAACACCGACAGTTCGGGCGACCGGATACCTGGTCACAGCTTCCGATTGGAATACCGACATTGTCGATAACCTGGCTTACCTGAAGGGGGAAGCCGGCGAAGATATAGCATTCGAAGACGACGTCGTTCCTTCAGCCGGAACCGAAAAGGTCGGCTTATCAACGAATCCCTGGGACGAAGGTCATTACGACAAACTATTCGCGGGGCCCCGATACAGCATTCACAGGTTCGTTCGGGAAGTTCTTCTGACCTGGCCGAATAAAGACATAGGCGAAGACCAGGTCGAAAGTCACGAAAGCGTCGCGAATTCTTCAATCGGGGCCGACGGAACGGGGCAAATTGTACTCACTTCCGTCGATAACGCTTCTGCATATATTTACGTTCAAACTGAAGCTGAAACCAACGGCCAGGATAACAGCTTCAACGCGTCCAGGTCCCCATACTATCGCCAGGAATTCGCTGTCAGCCAAAACGTGTCGGACGCGGGAATCTTTATTGGCCTTCGTCAAACGCCAGGCGATTCACTTCCTGACTATTCCGCCGAACACTTCTTCGGCTTCGTGTGGACGGGGGCAATTTGGATATTCCAAACGGGCAACGCTTCAGCCCAGGACGTTTCGGGAACCCAAACGATAACCGCTAACAAGCGGTACGTCGTGGAATTCCTTCTGACTTCGACCGTGTCGGTTGAATGTTACTTGAACGGGGTCCTAATTGACACGCTGACCGTGGTCCCGACGGGCGACCTGGAATGGTCGGTCCTTCTGGAAACCGACGGCGGCGGCGGGGCGACTGAAACACATTTGACGCTAGGAATGGGTATTATTCAGGAAGACCTTCAGTAATCAAAGGGGGATAGAATGTCAGTCGAAATCATTGTCGCGGGGTCTTCATTGGCCGTTGCCGTTGTTGCCGTCGGCGGCGTTATTAAAACCTTACGGGCGAACGGGAAATCGGCCGCGGCCAGGGACGAACGCCTGGCATTGAACCAGGAAAACATAATGGAGAAATTGGACGACCCGAAACACGGGCTGACCGCAATCAATGACAAGGTCAACGATATGGTCAACAATTGCGGTCGAATATCGACTGGATTGGACGGACGTGTTATCGCGCTGGAACGGGACGTGAAGGAAGTTAAAGCGCGCCAGAATAAAGCCCCATGAGTGGGCCCGCCAATTGGCGGGGTCTTCCTTTCGGATAGGGCCCTGGGGGAAACGGGCTTCCCCTGGGGCCCGAACTATTTCCAGGAACCCCTTCAGCGGCCGCCAGGTCGCAAATGCGGGCCTTCCCCTGGTCCGCTGGTAGATTGACACAGAAGACAAAGCCCCGTCCGCCTGGTTGCCCTTCCGCAACCTGGACAACGGTTCCCGACGATTATCACCTGGCGCGGACCGCGGTCCTTCTTCCTTTTCTTCATGGTAGGACTTTAGTCCTATTACTAAATACTTTCAACCTGAAGCTATTTCCCAGGCACGAAAACGGGCGGGGGCTTGACACGGGCATTACATAGTATTACACTTGATAATGGTCGGGTTGACTAGCCCAGGGAAGGGGGAAATCGAGTTGAAGAAGCTGGCAATCATATTCCTGGTCACCCAGGCTATCGACTGTTTTCTGACCATGTGGGCGACGAACAACGGCTTCGTCGAAGCGAACCCGCTTATGGCCCCGTTCGCCCATACCTGGGCGTTCGTTCCCTTCAAGCTTATAATCCCGACGATTGTCGTCGTGGGCGTTGCCTTCCTGGTCCGCAAGTACGCCGCCATTCGGACGGTTGTCCTGGGGGCCCTGGTTGGCGCGAACGCGTTCCTGATTATCGTCATTGCGTCGAACATTATCGAAATGGCAAAGGGGGTCTAACGTGGAAGACTGGACATTCATTCTAACCTGGGGCGACGACCTGGACTTGTACGGCAAGGATAACGAACGCAAAGTCGTTGAACGCGAGACCGGTAAGGTCGTTCTGGAATACACGAAAACTAATTGAAAGGACGGGAAGATATGACAACGAGTGAAAAGGTGAAAGTCGACAAGGTCACGAAGGACGTATGTCGCAAATTGCGCGAACGTCTAGACGAATGCCTGAAGGGATTGGGCGAAGAAATCGGCATGAACGTCGTCAGCCGAAGTGGTACTTACTCCGAAACGCATTTCAACGTCAAGGTGGAATTTGCAGTATTCAGCGAAGATGGTAATGTTATGACACCGGACGCCGAAGCATTCCTTCAGTTGTGTCAATTCGTCGAACTGAAGCCCGAAGACCTTTGGCAGACATTCGAAAGTCGGCAGACATTCGAATGTCAGGGACATATCTATACCATTATTGGCATGAAGCCGCGCAGTCAGTATTCGATTCTAGGTCGACGCGAAGATGGTCGCGTTTACAAGTGGAAACCCGAAGACGTCAAAAAACTGCTGAAGCGGTAAGCGGGGGCTGGCAATGGTCAGAATGGCGGACTGGTATTCCGATTCCGGATTACTATTCAAGGAAGCGCGGGCTCGAAAAAACCACGACTGCGTCGTATGTCCCGAACCTATCCTGAAGGGTTCGACATACGAAAGGGCGACCGTACCAAATGCCGGAATAAGCGCCTTCATTCACGCCGACAGTATTCACAAGGAATGTCACAGCCTGTACGTCGAGAAGTTCAAAAGGGCTTGACATGGGCGGTACACCGCCTTACAATAGGGGCCAGGGGGGAACCTGGCCCCTAAATATATTCGAAAGGAAGATTGATTATGAAATGTAAACATGGTGAATTCAACCCCGCCGTCGGTTGCCCGCAATGTATAGCCGAACGGCAAGCGAATGCCCGACAAGCCGAAGAATCGGCAACAATTCCCGAACGAACGGATGTCTTACCAATGGACGTCGACATGCCCGGCCCTTATATCGTCAAGGTCAGATATGCTTCAATGTCAACCGGTCAGATAAGCGACCGCGAATACTCTTATTTCAGCGTTGACCAGCTCGAGGTCGGGAACTTCGTCCAGGTTCCGGTCAATGACCGCGTTCAACTGGCACAAGTAACCCAGGTAGACGTTCCGTATCGTGAAATTGAATCGTTCGTCGATCGCATGAAAACAATCCCTTCCGGTTCCAAGCGACCCGCGCCAGAGCCGGAAGAACCAACCCAAAGCGTCCCGACCGCATATCCCGATAATTACGAAGAATCGCCCAAAGACGAACTATTCGAAAAGGAAGTCGATCAGGAAGAAGGCGCGCCAGGCTTTGAAACTGACTTGCCAACTGAAGCCGAAATTGCGGAAGCGGAAGAAGCGGTATTAGCGGAAGACGTATCCCGCGAACTGGACCCGCTATCCCGACCCGATTCGTCTTTGCTTCGCAGCGAAACCACGGTCAAGTCCGACGACCAGGACGCCGCGGAAATGTTCGAAGCACACAATCAGGGAACCGCGGTCATTGCCGTCCAACCAGGAATTGACGGCGCGATCCTGGCCCTGTATGCCGAAGGTGAAAAGGCGCTGGAATATGCGCGGGCCCGAATCATTGAAACGAACGACGATCTGAAGTCGGCGACCGACGACCTGGTATCTATTAAGAATCTGCGCGAATCAATGGAAGCGAAGCGCCTGAATTACGTCCGGCCCATTCGGGCGCACCTGGACGCCGTCAACCTGGCCTTCAAAGATTTAACGGCCCCATTCGAGGAAGCTAACCAAATCACGCGGGGCAAGGTCAACGAATTCCGGGCAATCGAAAGGGCCAAAGTTGAACTTCAGGAACGCGAAGCCAAAGCGAAAGCCGGCGCGACTACAATCGAACGACAAGCACCGGTTCCGGAGATAACGCGAACCGGTTTAGGTACTGCCGGCAGTCGAACCGTTTGGCATTTCGAAATACAGGATTTCGCCCAGGTTCCGGACGAATACAAACTGCCGAACGATTCGAAGATTCTGGCCCATGCCAGGACGACGAAAGGAAAGCGCCCGATTCCTGGTATCAAGATGTGGTCGGAAAAGGAAGTCACAGTACGAAGAAAAGGGGGAAATTAAGAATGGCAAAGGAAAAGAAGAAGACCACGGACAAGAAGCGGAAGCAACAAAAGAAGCCGTCGGAAACCGTCCAGCGGGTTCAGGTTCCGAAAGCTGAAGACGAACCGCCCGCACCGACAACCGAGCCCGCGACCCCGCCCGTTATTGTCAACCTGTGCGACGAATGTCTGTACGAATTCGGGGAATGTGACGGGGTCCCGAAGTTTGCCGGCGAAGGCGACGACCGCGTTATCGAGTGTTCGGTATATGTGAACGTCGAAACTTTACCGACGGCGTCCGAATTAGAAGGGGCCGCGCAAAGCCCCGCGGCCCCTTCTGGCCAGGGTATAAAATCCGAAATGCGCGTGTGTGACGTCGAACATATCCGCGAATACCCTGGTTGTTATGAAGAATGTATGAAGGAAGAATGCGACGGCGTCCCGATCGACCAGGTTTCCCAGGAAGAAGAACCCGAAGAACCCGACCAGCTCAGTTTCAAGCGCAAGATAATCGCCAGCTTCTACGAGGCGAAAACCCCGATTCCGAATCTTCCGGAAAGGCCGGACATTCACCGGTTCGAAGAAGACGAAACCGATTACGGGAATTGTCCGGGCTGTGAAACACCACTGAAAAGGACGGCCTACAACCGGTACAATGATGCAATCCGCTGTACGAACCCGCGGTGTCGCCAGTATCGGAATATCGTTCGTACCATTCCGACGGGGGTCAGGTAATGGCTGATAGAAGATTATTGCCGAAGCGAAACCTTGAAATCGTTCATGCTGAAATCGACGTACCTTATAAGCAGAATACGAAGTACCTTGATCGCGTCCAGGCGAAGGATTGGTCGCTTCCGGATAATAGCCCGCTGGCCGGCAAACCGCTTCGAATGACTATCTTCAGTGATACCCTGAAGCATTATGTCAGGGGTAAGACGAATATCATTGCCGACGTCGAAGAACGCGACCGGCCCGACAGCGAATATGGGCCCGATCGGACTATTGTCCAGGTATATGACGAAGAAGGGGAACCGGTATCGAAGAAGAACCGCGGCGGCGGGGGCGGTAATTATCGCTGGTCGTTGGAAGATGACTTAGCCCTGGAAATGGTAAAGCGCCGGTCGATTGAAGGGCAAACTGCTATCGCTCAGGTCGGCCAGGTATTGACGAGCCCGTCCGATATTCCAGGGGAAGACCTGGGAATCGACGAAGAAGGCTGGAAGCGTGTCCTGGGTAAGTATTGGGCGGCGGTCGAAAAGGGGCTTGATAACTACCTGGATGATAGCCCGATAACACCGTCCAAAGCCCCTGACAGCGCCCAGGATAAACGACAACCGCCGTCCAGGGGGGAAGCGGTATCAAATGACCAGCCGGCAGATTCCGAACCGATAAAACACGTCGGCGACCTTCTGACCAGGTCTTCAAAGTTAAACCCGCCGGTAAAACGCGACGACCTTTTAATCGCCTGTAACGTCAGCGATCCTTCGGAAATTGTTGACCTTGAAGCGGCCTGGAAACTGGCGCGTGGAATCAGTGAAACGAAGAAGAATTCCAATTCGAAGGCAACGGTTGACCAGGAAACCGAACAACTGCCGTTTACCTAGTAGTAATATACCGAAAGGGGGATAAAAGAATGGTAACAAGCGAAACCTTACCCGTCGTCGTCCTTCGGGACTTCCTTCGTCGTCAGCTCGAGTTGAAACGTCGGTTGCCGTCGCAGTTTGCGCGGGATTTGGGGGTATCGCACCCGACCGTCGGGCGCTGGCTGACTGGCGAAGATGTCCCAAACACGAAATGTTGCTGGCGTATCGCCGAACTGACGGGCGAACCGCTTCTGTCAGTCCTGAAGATGGCGGGGCACTTACCAGCGGACTTCGCCCATGACCCAACTTACGAACTGCCGGCGTTTCGCGAATACTTCAATATCAAGTATCCAGGTAAACTTCACCCGATGATTCTCCAAGTGATAGAACGTGAAATCAATTACCATAATGATTAACGCGCCTCATTGACCGCGGGGGGGGGTATGATTCACCACGGAAAAGGTCGCTTCCAGGATAGCGACCTTTTCCAGTTCCGGGACCCGGTCGAAAACTGGTATCAAATGGGGCTTGACAAAGGCAACACGCGGGCGGTACAATCTGGAAAACGTGAAAGGGGATTCCGACAATGGTAGTCGATACAACCGCGAAAAAGCGGCATAAGAAGGGGACGGTTGCCCCTGGTAAGGTGAACCGGAACTGGCGGATATACCAGGGCATTGACGCGCAACTTCAGGAAGAAGCCCGCCGCCTGGGTTTTAATTCGGTTCCCGCCTTCCTGAACAATCATTTCGTCCGATACTTCAACGGGGAAGTCATTCAAAGGGCATTATAAATAATCTGCAATGCCCTTCTTCGTATCCGAAAGGGGGATTACGTCATGGCGAAAAAGAAGGACGACAAATCAATTGAAGTTGTCCAATCACTGAAGGTCGAAATCAACTTCAACCCGATATACGACCTTCAACTTCCGATTGGCTTCGACGGCGACGGGAACCTGATTATCGGGGTTCGATTCAAGGCCCGCGTCGACCAGTTCGAAGTCGCCCGTTTGGTAAACCTATTGAAGCAACCACACGGGGCGCTTTATGCCGTCATTGGTTCCACGCAGTCGGCCCTTGACTTCAAATTCGATTCGAAGCAACTTCGCTTCGAGATATTCAAGGCGTCGAAGGGAATGGAAGAAAAGAAGCCGGCGAAAGTAATTGAAGATAAGACCGCCGCCCAGGTGGAAGATGCCACGAACCAAGCGGTCAAGATTGAAATTGTCCGCTTCAATCACATACCCGAAGAAAAGGAACCGTTCGGGGTATTCATTGAGTATTCCGCCGACGGCATGGCTGAAACCCATTCAGCCGCGGGTCGCGGGAAGAACCCGACCGAAGCCGTCATATCGGGTGTCAAAAATTGCGGGGCCGTGGACGCGTCCCTGAACGAACCGTTTGAAGTCCGCGCCGCCCTGGAACTTCTGGAACCGTCGACTGAATTGTTCAAACTGATTCGTGTCCTGGACGTCGGTTCGTTCGACGTGGACGAAGGGGGGGAAGGACCCGAAGGGGAAACCGAGCCCGAAGCCGAAAAGGAATAAGTAATGGGGGCCGAAAGTCGATTATTACTCGACGAAAGGCCCCTGGTCGTCATTCCCGAACTGGCTTGTTCTATCGGCTTGAAGAACGCGATTGTCCTTCAACAAGTCCACTATTGGGTTCGACGGAATCAGCGGGCCGAACGAAACTTTCACAACGGTTACTTCTGGACGTACAACACGTTCGAAGACTGGCAGAAGCAATTCCCTTTTTGGTCAGTATCGACGATAAAGCGAATCTTCGCCGATCTGGAAAAGAAGGGGCTTTTGATAACCGGACGTTACAACCGCCTGAATATCGACCGGACGACCTGGTATCGAATAAATTACGAACGGCTTTCCGATAGTGTCAAATTGACACAATGGTCGTGTCAACTTGACACTATGCATAGTGTCAACCTGACACGACCATTACCAGAGACTAACACAGATATATTAAACGATAAGAAGATAGAGATATGGCAAAAAACATTATCTTCTTTGAAGGGCCAGGTGAACAAATCGAATTTCAATACCTGGCTGGTCGACCTGGAACCGTTATCGTTCGACGGCGAAGTCTTCGTCGTCGGCGCCAAGAATACGTTTATTGCTGAATACCTGGAAAAGAACCTTCGGTCGCTGATTGAAAAGGAACTGACGACCGCTTCCGAAACGAGCATCCAGGTTTCCTTCCAGGTACGAACCGGAAAGGAAGAATAGATGCCCTGGCCGAAGTTACCAAAGATTATCGTCCCGGGCGACCCGAACTGCGTCCACAGGGAACGGGTATCACCGGACGGCCTGACCGGTACGTGTACCGAATGCGGTCAGGTCAGGGATTACAGCGTTTGCCTGGGCCCCTTCGACGAAGCCGTTCCCCTGACGATTAAAAACCGGCGCGCGATTGAAGATTGGGGGGAATATGACGACTAGGTTTATCGCCATTGACCCGTCGACGACTATCACCGGCTGGTCGGTCTTCGAAGACATAAAACTGGTGGCATGGGGGCGAATCGACACCAGGAAGGTTCAATATGCCGACCGGTTCCGCCTGATAGTTGCCGGCATTGCCGAAGTCTATATGAAGTACCGGTTCGACGAAATCGTAATCGAAGACGTATCGTATGCCTGGCATTCGAAGAATCGGAACCGGAATATCGCCGGCCTTCAGTCGGTCTTCCGTTCAATCAAGGATTACGCGATAACGTCCGACTTTCCGCTTACGGCTTATAATCCCGCGACCTGGAAGAATTCGGTTGTCGGGGCTCACACCGCGCCGAAGGAAATCACGAAGAACAATATCTTACTCCGGTTCCCGCGGGTCCCTGATAATTTGACTGATCACGAATACGACGCAATTGGAATCGGGGTTCACCACGGGGCTATAATGGCTTACGAAAGGGGATAATATGGAAGAATTGAAGGAACTGGCCCGAAAAGCGTTCCGATCCGAAATCAAGTTTTATCGCGCTTGGTTTCGCCTGAAGCGTTCAGTTCAGATTATCAACGAAACGATTTATTGGGGCCCGGGAAATGAAGCGGGATACGACAATGACCGCAGTTAATGCCAACGATCTTCCGGAAGAAGTACTGGAACGAATCGGCCTATCGAAAAGCAACGGGAAACTGACCGCGGAAGCGAACAATAAGGTCGCGGCCCTGGGTAAAATTCTTCAGATTGTCGGTTCAATGTCGAAGACCGATGCCCGTTGGGTACTGGCCGAAGCCATGTCATATTGTCGGGCCGAACGTGATAATTCCGATCCTAGAACGGTAATCCAGGTTGTCGCGAAGTTCTTCAATATCCCGCCAGCGGAAATCCTGGGTCGCCGGCGTAATGAAGTCGTTGTTCATGCCAGGCAAATCGTCATGTACTTATTATGGTTGTCGAATCGATATACCCTTCAGCAGATCGGCGACGCCCTGGGTAATCGGTCGCCGGCGACTATAAGTTACGGTTTCCAGACCGTCGGCCGGCAGATGTCAAAAGACCCCGTCATGGCCGACTGGCTGAAGCAAATCGCTATCGAATTAGATTGGAGTTTACCATAGTAAACAAAAGGGTAAAATCATATTGGTTGCGTCTACGTGACGGAACCGGCGGGGCGGTTTCCGAAGGCGTATCACTTGAAGACGCTTGCCGAAGAGCTGGTGTCCGTGTTGAAGACGTTGAAGTTATTAACGTAAAAGAGGTAGACAATGATATACGAGACTAGGGGCAGAGCCCGCGAATACTTCGAACTGGCGGCGAACCTGTATTCCGGTTGTGAACACGGGTGCGTTTATTGCTTTGGGCCCGACATATTGAGTAAGAATCGCGCCGACTTTGTCCAGCGGGCGTCACCGCGGAAGGATGCCATAAAGCAACTAGTGCGGGACGCCGACCGCTTATCTAGGCGGGGGGAAACCCGTCATATCCTTTTATCGTTCGTGACCGATCCGTACCAGCCGGCGGACGTGTATTACCAGCTTACCCGTCAGGCAATCGAAATCCTTCATTCTTCCGGGTTGAAAGTCGCTTTGTTGACAAAGGCGGGCCCGCTGGCGGCCAGGGACTTCGACCTTCTGGAACGCGACGATTTATTCGGCCAAACGCTGACATTGATCGATCAGCGCCGGTCGGTAGTGTGGGAACCGAACGCGGCGCTTCCGGAAGCACGAATGGCAAACCTGAAGGAAGCGTATCTGCGCGGGATAGGAACCTGGGTATCATGCGAACCGGTAATTGACCCAATGGAAACGCTGGCTTGTATATCCGCGACCGCCGATTATGTCCAGCATTACAAGGTCGGAACCCTGAATTATCCACGGAAGATTCCACAGGATTTGCGGCCCGTGGTCGAAAGGATAGACTGGAAAGCGTTCGCGCAGAATGTCGTAATCCTATTGAACCGCCTGGGTAAGTCGTACTATATCAAGAAGGACTTGGCCCGGTTCCTGAGAAAACCCGACGGAATACTTGTCGGCGGGTTTCCGAAGTAAGGGGGTAATCATGGCGGAATTCGTTTTATGCTCACAATGCGGTCTACAAATGGAACGGTTCGAAGAAGTAAACGGCGTCGAAGTTGATTGGGAACGTGAAATCGCTGTCTGTCAGGTGTGCCGCGGGGTCAAAGGGGCCCGTCGACCTGGGCGGAAGCGGGATATACTTTCCGGCTTCGGCTGGAAGCGGGACAAAGACGGGAATAAGGTTCCGAAGTGAACAAATGGGCGAAGCTCGACGAAGAACAACGGGCGAAAGCCCCGCCGTCGACTTGCCGTTACTGCGGGGAACCGATATATTGGGAAACGCTGAAGAATAAGAAGAAGCGGCCCGTGGACGCGGGTTCGCTCGAAAGTCATATTTGCATAAAAAGACCAGGAAGGGGGACGGGACAATCGACATAATCTTCAAAAGCGACACACGATTCAGGAAGCGATTCTTCATACCCGACAGCTTCACGCATCCGGCCAAGATGGACGCGCAATTGCTGATATGGCTGGTTGAAAGGTACACACGTCCAGGCGAAACGATTCTTGACCCAATGGCCGGTTCCGGTACGACGATGCTGGCTTGTACGGTCGGTCGGAATGTAATCCTGGTCGAACTGGAAAAGCTGCGGTCCTCCACCCGAGCTGAGAGAGAAGCCGAAATCGTCCGTACGGTAAAGCAACTCAGCCCGACTCAGGATTCTACTCAGAGCCGTGAGGGAGGAGGTTGAAGTGGGTATG